CGACACGCGAGACCTAAGTACCATTGTCGCAGTGCTAGAAAAACAAAACAAAAAGAGGTGACATGGCTGACGGCATTGAAACTCGGATAGAGGTCTACGGTCTCAAAGAAGCGCTTAAAGAGCTGAATAAAATTGATAAGTCTTTACGGCGCGAGATCACTAAAGATTACAAAAAGATTACAGCTGGTCTTGTCGCCGATATTGAGTCCGCCATACCGCTTAATTATCCTCTGTCGGGCTGGGAACGATCGTGGTCTTTGCGCGGCTCTTATCAAGTGTTCCCTTGGCCTACCGAGCACAAAGTCAAGGCATACATCAACACCAAGCCGCCGAAAGAGTTCCGATCTAACACGGTGAACCTCACGACCTTTGCAATTAAATGGACTGGCGCGGCTGCTTCATTCTTTGACTTCTCAACAAGTAATCGCATGGGCGCAGCACTAACAGCCAAGTACGGAGATTCATCGAGAGTAGTATGGCGTCAATATGAAGCCCACAAAGAAGATCTCAACAGCGCTATGGAGCAGCTAGTGGATCGCGTCGGTAAAGCCGTCGGACAGAACTTGAAAGCACAATAGTCATGGCTGTAATCCTTCCAATTATCAGCGAGTTCAACGCCAAAGGAACCCAGAAGGCGATCAAAGAGTTCCAAAAACTCGAGGGCGCTTCTGCTAAAGCACAGTTCGCTATTAAGAAAGCCGCAGTCCCGGCAGCAGCCGCGATCGCAGGCATAGCCACAGCTCTCACACTTGCCACCAAAGCGGCAATGGAAGACGAAGCCGAGCAAGCACAACTGGCGCTAACTCTGCAAAATGTTACTGACGCATCAGACGCACAAGTCAAAGCCACAGAAGATCAGATCAGCGCAATGAGTCGAGCGTCGGGTATCGCCGACACGGACTATCGCAAAGCATTAGAAGCGCTTGTGCGAGGTACTAAAGATGTCGGCGTTGCCATGAACGACATGAATCTTGTCATGGACATCAGCACCGCTACAGGAACCGACAGCGCTACGGTCGCAGACGCATTGGCTAAGGCATACCAGGGAAACTTTAAAGCATTGCGAACCTTGTCCCCAGAAATGGCGACCATGATTAAAGAAGGCGCAAGCCTTGAAGAAGTTATGGCTGTCCTCGGTGGTACTTTCGGTGGTGCAACGGCGGCAGCAGCGGACACGGCAGCAGGCAAGTTTGCGATCCTTAAAAATCAGTTAGACGAAACTAAAGAATCAATCGGCGCGGCGTTACTTCCAGTAGTCGAGGCCGTCTTGCCGTACCTAGAAAAGTTCGCTAACTGGGCGCAAGATAACCCGGAAGCGTTCTTGTTTATGGCTACCGCTATCGGTCTAGTTGCCGCTGCAATCGTGGCAACCAATATCGCTATGGCACTTAACCCATTCAGCCTTATTGCGATCGGCGTCGGTTTGCTTGTCGCTGGTTTGGTTATTGCTTATAAAAAGTTTGAATGGTTTAGCACAGGCGTCAAGGCTGTCGTGAACGGCATCATCGGCGTATTCGAGATATGGGCGAACAGTTGGATCAAAGTCATCAACGCAATCATCAAGGGCTACAACGCGCTTCCTTTGTTGCCTGACATTGGTTTCATTAGCGAAATCAAAATCGGCAGAGTTGGCGGAGACGAAGCAACCAAAAGCGGCGGAATGAACATCCCTAAAATGGCTAACGGCGGCATCGTCACTGGCGGCGCAACTTTGGCGATAATTGGCGAAAAAGGGCCCGAAGCAGTGGTGCCCCTCAACGGTCGCAATAACGGAATGGGCAACTACACGATCAACATCAACGGCGGTCTCGGCTCAAGCGCAGAGATCGGCACAGCTGTCGTGAACGCGATCAGAGCATTTAACAGGCAGAACGGCCCAGCGAACATAGCGGTCGCGTAATGGCAGGCGTAGCAGTAGTCGGATCAGGTAACTACGACCTCGAGATAGATACTGGGTACAACTGGAACGCCTTTACATTGGACGACGATCCTAAAGGCACACTTGACTCCACCGATTATGTCTTAGACGGAACCGATCAGTACGCCTCGGTCATGGACGGCACGATCGGTCTTACAGCAAAACGCGGACGCGCGAACACTGGCGACCAATTCCCCTATGGCACGATGAACTTCACCTTAAACGACACTTACGCCGACGGAGTGTTCAACCCTTTCGACACAAGCAGTCCCTACTACGATCCGAACGACTCTCTACCCGGGCTTGCACCGCTTCGCAAAGTCCGCTTCTCTCGATACGACTCGCTCGGCGTTAAAGAGTATTTATGGGTCGGCTACATCGTGAACTTTGATTACACCTTTACTCTTGGCGGTCTAGACACCGTGAGCGTCAGTTGTGCAGACTTCTCCTATCAACTAGGTCAGACTTTCTTGGCTGAATGGAATGTCACAGAGCAGCTCTCAAGCGATCGTTTTGATGACCTGCTAGATCTGCCAGAAGTTGATTATCAGGGCACACGGAGCATTGAGACAGGCGTAGCGACCCTTGGCGGGACATCTTCTTACACGGTCGCTAACGGCACCTCGGTCGCAGGGTATGCCAACAAGATTATGGACGCCGAGCAGGGCAGAATCTTTGTGGATCGAGAAGGCACTATCACCTTCCAGAAGCGCATCGGGCAAGTCCTCGGCGTACCTATCGCAGAGTTTCACGACACCAACCCACCAACCAAGATCAGCTACAGCGCAATTGATATAGCCTTCCAAGCGGACACGGTAGTCAATCGTGCATCCGTAACTCGTCCAGACGGATCAGGGCCAGGGCCAGGGGGCGCTCCGACACCACAAGTCGCCGAAGATCTTGCTTCTCAAGCCGCCTATCTTGTGCAGACAAAATCAATTACGGAGTCGCTTGTTTACAACGACGCGTCAGCTCTTACGCTTGCCGAGTACCTTCTCAACGCGAACCCCGAAGCACGCTTTAACTCGCTTGGCACCGAGTTCCCCGGCACACCTGCCCTCGATCAAGACCTGCTCGCCCTACTGGACATCGGCGATGTGATCAACATTGAGAAGTCAATTACTACTTCGGAAGGCCCAACCCAGTTTGCCCAAAATCTTACGATTGAAGGTCTTGAGCATCGGCTTACTTTGTCGGCTGGTCACGCTGTTACTTATTTTACGGCACCAACCACAATCGTCTATGAATTGGTGCTTGACGACATTGTGTATGGTCGCATCAACGAAGACAATGTCCTAGGATAGAACTATGGCAACTTTCGGAACATTCGTCGCAGGTCAAGTATTGACAGCGGCTGAACTTAATGCACTAGGAGCATGGACATCCTTTACGCCTGCTTACAACCAATTAACGGTGGGCAACGGAACAAACAGCGGCTTTTACACCGTCATAAATAAAATGTTATTTGTGCAAACATCTTTCACATTAGGTTCAACAAGTTCTGTCGGAGGTGGCCCAGTCACATTGACTTTGCCTGCATCACTTGTCCAAGCGTCTGTTACCGATTCAATTATTGGACAAGCATATTTTGTTGATGCAGGAACTGCTTCTTACATTGGTGTTTGTGGAGTATCAAGCACTACAGCGGTTATTCCGTATGTGGATTCTGTAGGCGGTACTTACGGCACTTTGAGTTCAATAACTAATACAAGACCGTTTACTTTTGGTACAGGCGATTCAATTCTTTTGAACTTTATGACGCGCTTGGCCTAAAAATACAGCATGAAGCCGCGCTACATCGTTACTAGCGTCATCTTGGCACTTGTGCTGACCGCTTGTGCTGATCGCAACCGCGAAAACTGCAACACCACCAAAGCCAACGGACTACTAGAAAGGCGCTGCCCGTGAACCCAGACAAACGCTTATCCAACGAACAAATCAAAGCTCGACTCATCCTGATCGTAGGAATAGGACTTACAGCATCTTTCGTTATGGCAATCGCATCACTGATCTTCGGACTGCTCTTCGTCGTGCAACCGACGGAGCAAAGCCCTAACGACGCAGAAGCATGGGGCGTCTTGTCGCCGATGCTAATGACCCTCGCAGGCGGTCTAATAGGTCTACTTGCAGGCAACGGACTTAAAGACCGACCTAAAGACCCGCCAACATTATGAGCGTTATCCCAGCAAACCCGAAGATCGCAAACAGCAAGCCCTACACAGGGAACTCCGACGGTGCCGCAGCTGGCCCACGCGCTGGCATGGACGAATGGATCAGGCAAGCGATTAAGTACGGTGCAGGAGCCTTCTGGAATAACGGCTCTTGGGGCGTCCGCGACATGCGCGGATCCGAGAATCTTTCAGTGCATGCCACAGGGCGCGCAGTAGATCTTTCATATCGCAAGTCAGACAAGCAACCTAAAGCGAACCGCAAAGGCACAATCGCGTTCATTGATATCGTCACTGCTAACGCGAACGCGCTTGGTCTTGAGTGCGTGCTTGATTACTTTCCACAAAGTTTCGGACGCGGCTGGCAGTGCACTCGACAAGCGTGGAGCAAATATTCAAAGCCAACAATTCACGGAGCCCCGGGTGGCGACTGGATTCATGTTGAGATCTCGCCGGCTATGGCAGACAATCCAGCCCTTGTAAAACAAGCCTTTCAGAGAGTGTTCGGCGAAATCCCCCAATAACGGATACCGATCGCCTATGGTCGAAGTACCGACGATAGGAGTGAAATTATGACCGAACCAAAAGTCTTTATCTACGAGGTAGGTCGGTGCAACCTTGAAAACGGACAAGAGATCCTTGTTCAGATATTTAGACACGAAGACACACAGAAAATCATCCGCGCCCAGATCGCCTTTCGAACCTTGGCTGGCGACAGTTGGGGCGTGCCAACAGAATTGAGCTTTCAACAATGAACGAAAAAACGATCAAAATCTTTGCTTGGGTAACTTTCGGACTTGCCGCCTTTGTGCTTCTCTGGGACGCTTCTAAGCCGCCTCAAGGCATGTCTAAGGTCAGTGCCTCAACCTCATATCAGACGATCCCATTGACCCCACTGCCGACCGTAGTAACGCCCCCTGTCACTACTCTCCCAGTGACGACATGCGCGCAAGCTCTCGATCTTGCCTTCAAGGTTGGCTGGTCTGCTGATGAATCGCCGACCCTTTCTCGAGTGCTCTTTCGCGAGTCACGATGCCAAGAAAATGCGTTCAATCCTCAAGACACGGTCGGAAAATCTTATGGGCTTATGCAGATCAATTCTTTCTGGTGCACCCCTTCGGCATACTGGCCCCAAGGTTGGCTACAAGCGAAAGGAATCTTGACAGTGTGCGAATCACTTCTTGACCCAAAAATAAACCTCACCGCAGGTCTCGCAATATGGCATAATTCTAATTGGTCGCCTTGGGGCTACTCACAGTGACCGAAGAGCAATATCCCGAAACAGGAATCACAGAGGAGACCCGACAGATGTATCCCGAAACTTACAGCGACAAATACAACAAAGTATTTAAGCAATTCATAGACGACATTGTGCGACCTAATCATATTGAACCGCCAAAACATACTCACGACATTCTTCTTGACGAACTGACGATAATGTACGACGCGCACATGACGATCGGCGGAGAGCAGAACCGATTTAATGCGTCAGTGATTCGAGCCGCGATCAATGTGATCTTGACATGCACAAAATAACTTGCAAGAAGTGTGGTCTTGAGATGCACGGCACACCACACGCCACCAACCCAACCAAGATCCTTTGGTCACATCCCGAACTTAAAGCATGCAAGAAAGTGAAGCCAATCAAATGAACGACCTACAACTCTTCGCACCTTCACGCGGACTTGGTGCATACCGTGAAGACATCGCCATTGATCGCAATACGGTCATCATCTCACCAAGCGCAAAACCCACCTCGGTTATCGCAGCTCTAAACGCTCTGCCTAAATCAGGCTCAAAGCGTCGCCGAGTCTATGAATACCTCAAGCAGACAGGCGGCGCGACCGATGAAGAGATTGAGCGCGCACTGGGCATCTCGGGCAACACTGTCAGACCCACCCGGGGCTCCCTAGTCAAAGACAAGTTTGTCTACGCCACCGACCTAGAGCGTCCAACGCTTGCAGGCAACATGGCGATCGTTTGGAAGGCGCGCTAATGGCACACTTTGACCTTTCGCTATATGAGACCGTTGCACAGCGCCTAGAACGCTTCTGGACTGCCTACCCACAAGGACAGATTGTGACGACCATGATGCACTACGACGCTTCTACGGTCATATTTAGGTGCGAGACCTTTGACAACGAAGGACGGATCATTGCTCACGGCTGGGCAGAGGAAGTTATGGGCAATTCCCCAGTAAACAAAACATCGTTCCTAGAGAACTGCGAAACATCAGCAATCGGACGCGCAATTAGTAACGGCCCACTCGGACACACTGGAGAGCGCGCATCAAGTACCGAAATGGAGAAAGTGAACCGCGTGAATAGCACGCCTGCACCTGACACATTCGGCGGCGCTACACCTAAACAGATCGCCTTCTTAAAGTCGCTTGCTCGAGGTAAAGCATGGGATGACTTGCAGCTGCTTGAGTTCATTCACAAGACTCTCGGCGTAGATGATGTAGTCGTGGAGACATTGTCATCGGGACAGTGCCGGGTATTAATTGACAGGATGAAACTATGACCTATTACAGCGACAAGGACTACGGCATCTTGCATGATCACATGAGCGCCATTGCGCGTGAGCGTGACTGGTTGCAATTAGAAGTAGCGCGTCTTACTGACGAGCTGTACCTAGCGCACGAAGCATTGCGCCGAGCGTTTCCCGAGAACCAAGCATGAGCAAGACAGTCTGGGCGGTATTAGGCGCGACACTAATCTGGGCGATCCTGATGATTAGGTCTGATCGCAAATGAGTTCAGAAGCACGCAAAGCCACGATGCGCGAATACTCAAGCAAGCGCTACAGAAGGATGCGAGCCAACCTTGGTCGCAGTGTTGGCGACGGATTTTACAACAGGCGTGCACCTTACCTATCTACCTCTTACGACATGCGCGGACATGTCAATCGGATCAAAATTGCGCTTGGGGAATGTGCAGACTGCGGCCTTGTGTGCGACGAATTGACTGTCTTAGCGTTCGCCTTTGATCACCTTGATCCGAACATAAAGACCGAAGCCATATCAAAAATGGTGCACAGACCAAAGAAGTACACAATCGCAGTCATTGAAGCAGAGATCGCCAAATGCGAATTAGTCTGCCATTGTTGTCACGCCTTTAGAACCTACTTAGGCGGACATCATCGAGATCAAAACATAAGACAAAACACTCAACAGATTGAGCAGCTCACACTCTTCACAACTGGCTAGTAGCAAGGCTGTACATCGTTCGCATGATGCGGGGCTAATCCAAGGGAACTTGGTTAGATCGGCGCGTCCAAAACCTGCAACACGAAAGGGATTGGCAAAGCGTCGAAGCGCAGTGAGTAAAGGAATTGAATAGGGAGTCCAGTGTGGCAACGGACGGGGGGCTCTTCAGGGGTCTGTCTTGCATTACGCTTACACATGACATACCGAAAACAAACTCAACAGACTCGAGCCCGACATGCAACACACTCACAGCAACTTGAGAGCAAGCGCGACAGCGCGCGCTAGTAGGTCTTAGAACATGGAAGCCAACAGAGAACGCAACACACAAGAATATAAACACGCACGCGCTGAACTACTACGCGATCAACCTGTATGTCATTGGTGCAGGCGCGCAGAAGCAACCGAATTGGATCACCTCGTTGAGTCAGATTCAGGCGGCACAATAAGCGAGGGCTTCGTCCCGGCATGCAAGCCATGCAACTCAAGGCGCGGTGCCGAATACATCAACAAAAAAACAGCAACACGAATCCAAAACAGGAATAACGGTTTTTTATACAAAGAAATAAAGCC